GTACTACCACGGACAGCAAGACCAAGAAGCTTCTGGGTCTGATGGTCAACTTGGCTGATTATTCTCTGGGCGCTACCAAGGGCGGCGAAATCACTCACTTCACCGATTTCGATATCGACTTCAACCAGGAGAAGAGCCTGTTGGAGACTCGTTGCTCCGGCGCCAACACTCGTGTCATGTCTGCTATCGCTCTGGAAGAGGATGTCACTGCCAATATTGGCGGCTAAATTCAGCGAGGAGTGAAAATTCAAAATGGCTAAATTTTATGGAGTAATCGGCTATGCTGTAACGGAAGAGACTAAGCCGGGTGTTTGGACGGAGAAGATCATCGAGCGTATGTACTATGGTGATTTAACCCGTAACACCCGTAGGCTTCAGTCTGCGGAACAACTCAACGACAACATCAATGTTGCGAATGAGATCAGTATCGTAGCCGATCCATTTGCCAATGAGAATTTTCATTCGATGAGGTATGTTGAGTTTATGGGTGCTAAATGGAAAGTCACAAGTGTCGAAGTTCAGTACCCAAGACTTATACTGACTATGGGAGGTGTATACAATGGCGAGCAGGCTTAATCTGCAAACTTTCCTGGAAAAAATCCTTGAAAGCAGAAATGTGTATTTTCAACCTCCTGAGTCGGTAAAAATGAAATACCCCGCCATTGTTTACGCTTTTGACGATATCGAGAATACGTTTGCAAATAACGGGGTTTATTTGTCTGCGAGAAAGTATTCGGTAACAGTTATCGACAGCGATCCGGATAGTTCTATCGTTGGCAAGGTAGCATCTATGCCAACAAGTCGATTTAATCGGCATTATACGAAAGACAACTTAAATCATGATGTCTTTGAAATATTCTTTTAAGGAGGACAAATTCTATGAAAAAGAAACTTGTTTGGGACAAGACTGGTGAACGCCTGTATGAAACCGGTGTCAGCCAGGGTGTCCTTTACCCGATTCAGACCGGCGGAGTATATAACTCTGGTACCGCATGGAACGGTCTTAGTACCGTAACAGAGAGTCCGTCCGGAGCAGAACCTACTGCAATTTATGCAGACAACAGCAAGTATCTGAACCTTATGTCCGCAGAGGAATTTGGCGGCACAATCGAAGCTTATATGGCACCGGATGAGTTCGCAGAGTGCGATGGTTCCAAAGAAATCGCACCTGGAGTGTTTGCGGGACAGCAGAACCGTAAGATGTTCGGCTTATCTTACAAGACACTTCTCGGTAACGATGTCGATTCCAACGATTACGGCTATAAGCTTCATCTCGTTTATGGTTGCTTAGCTTCTCCTTCCGAAAAAGGTTATTCCACTGTGAATGACAGTCCGGAAGCTATTACCTTATCCTGGGAGTTCAGCACCACACCGGTCGAGATCGCAACCTTAATCGATGGAAAGAAGCTGAAGCCTACTTCCATTCTTACTTTCGATTCCACCAAAGTCGATGCTAAGAAACTGGCTGCGCTTGAAGAGATCCTGTATGGTAAAGATCCTTCTTCTGCCGAAGCAGATGACGGCGTTGAATCGAGACTTCCACTTCCAGATGAAGTCATTAAGATTATGACCGCAGAAGGCTAATTCGTCACAGCAAATTAGTAAATATTTTACAGAGCAGTATTCAGTTCGGCTGGCTGCTCTTTTTTTTTCGTTTGAAAGGAGAAAACAACATGTTAAAGCTTACAAGAACTTATACAGATTATAATGGCGTACAGCGTACGGAGGATTTCTACTTCAATCTTTCTAAAGCTGAAGTAACAGAAATGGAAATGGGTACGGCAGGTGGTCTTGCCGAGATGATTCAGAAGGTGGTTGATGCCAAGGATGCTCAGGCAATTATCAAGGTCTTTAAAGATATCTTACTGAAGGCTTACGGTGAAAAGAGCCCAGACGGAAAATATTTCAACAAGTCCCCTGAAATATCACAGGCATTCGCAAGCACAGAGGCGTACAGTGATCTTTTTATGGAGCTTGCAACAGATGCCGACTATGCGGCCAAGTTTGTAAATGGCATCATTCCTGCCGATTTATCAAAGGCTGCGGCAACAACAGTTACTGGTCCGGTTTTAATGCCTGCGACTAATTAAACGTACGAGGTGATGAAGATTGCTTAGAATTAAGATTCCGGCTGCTGAGCTGTGGGATGAAAAGACGGGAACATTCATTCATACGAAAGAACAGACTTTGCAGTTAGAGCATTCTCTCGTCTCAATTTCAAAATGGGAAAGCAGATGGAACAAAGAATTTCTCTCTAAAAAAGAGAAATCGATGGTAGAAACCATTGACTATATAAAATGCATGACACTCACACAGAATGTTGACCCGACGATATATGATTATCTGACAGTTGCAAATTTGGACGAAATCAATCGATATATAGAAGCTCCGATGACTGCTTCTTCTGTTCCGGATGATAATACATCTCCAAGCAGCAGGGAACGTGTTACATCAGAGCTTATTTATTATTGGATGATTGCTCTGAACATTCCGTTTGAGTGTCAAAAATGGCATTTAAACCGTCTTCTGATGCTGATTCGCATTTGCAATTTTAAGAATCAGAAACCAAAGAAGATGAGTAAACGCGAACTATATGGCAGACATGCGGCTATCAATGCTGCAAACAGAAAGCGATTCCACTCGAAAGGATGATGGAAGGTGGATAAAGAAAAATTTATTGAAGCGATAGCAGCCTTTATTGTTAAGTATGCGCCGCTATACAACATAAAAGTATGTTCACCGATTATTGCACAGGCGATTCTAGAAAGCTCATATGGAACTTCCGAGCTTGCAGTAAAAGCGCATAACTACTTCGGTTTGCAGTACCGAAAGAATCGCTGCAAAACTTGTATCGGTGTATATAACAAAGTCGGAAGTGAGCAGAACGCTGCCGGTTTTTACGAAAGCTTTCAAATGCAATGGTGCAAATTTGAAGATATGGAGAATGGCGTAATCGGATATTTCGATTTCATTAACACCGACAATTACTCCAATCTTAAGGGTGTGGACTCGCCGACTAAATATCTGGAGCTTATAAAAAGTGACAGATATGCAACTTCCCTTAACTACGTACACAATTTGGAGCGAGTTATAGAGGAATGGCAATTGACAAAATATGACAAAAAGAGGGAAACATCTATGAGCAATAGTCCATTAGTGGTCTACACGAATTTAAGCCCAAACCATTCCGGAGCAAGAACTCATACCATAGACCGCATTACACCACATTGCGTGGTCGGACAACTGTCAGCAGAGAGTATTTGTGGATGTTTCACAAGTCCGACAAGAGGAGCAAGCTGCAATTATGGAATCGGAAGCGACGGAAGCGTTTCTATGAGTGTAGAGGAGAAGAACAGGAGCTGGTGTTCTTCAAGCAATGCTAATGACCAGCGTGCGGTTACGATCGAATGTGCATCAGATAAAACGCCCCCATATGCAATGAATGATGCGGTATACGATTCCCTTATTAAGTTATGTGTTGATATTTGTCAGCGCAATGGTAAGAGTAAATTGCTTTGGTTCGGTGATAAGACTAAGACATTGGCCTATCAGCCGAAAGACGACGAGATGATTATTACGATTCACCGATGGTTTGCAAATAAAAGCTGTCCTGGAGATTGGCTTTACGAACGATTAGGTGACTTGGCAAGTCGAGTTACTGATATTTTAGCTGGTACAGATTCATCAATTGATGATAACGACACTGCAACTGATTTTCCTAACGTGCCGTTTAGCGTAAAAGTCATTATTGACAACCTTAATTATCGTTCGGAGCCGTCTATGTCCGGTGAAATCCTTGGACAGACTGGGAAAGGGGTGTTTACAATCGTCGAAGTATCTGATGGTTGGGGGCGCTTAAAGTCAGGAGCAGGTTGGATTTCACTGGATTACGCAGAGAGAATCAACTAAGGAGAGCTTATGATCACGTTCAGACAAAAGGGCGACTTCTCTAAGTTGACCCGTTTTTTGGAGAGGGCAAAAGAAGTAGTACATGTTGGAGACCTCGACAAATACGGTCGGGAAGGAGTGGCTGCTCTTGCGTCTGCAACACCGGTTGATACAGGTCTGACGGCAAATTCTTGGCGATATAAGATTGAGCAGAAGAAAGGTTCCGTATCAATTAGTTTTTATAACACGAATATTCAAAATGGAGTTCCGATTGCGGTTATTTTGCAGTACGGACACGCGACTCGTAACGGAGGCTGGGTACAAGGGAGAGATTATATCAATCCTGCGATCCAGCCTATTTTTGACAAAATTGCAAATGAAATGTGGAGGGAGGTTACTAAACTATGAGTACGACGGTTGACGAAAGAGTCGTCGAAATCCGGTTCGACAACAAGCAGTTTGAAGCAAATGTTCAGACAAGTTTGTCGACGCTTGACAAGTTAAAGCGAAGCCTCAATCTGGAAGGCGCTGCAAAAGGGCTGGAAAATGTAAATACAGCTGCTCAGAAATGTGACATGACCCCACTTACAAATGCAGTGGAAACAGTCAAAGTTAAATTTTCTACATTAGAAGTGATGGCAGTTACTGCTTTGGCTAACATTACAAATTCCGCGGTAAATGCTGGAAAGAGAATCGTATCAGCACTTACAGTCGATCCTATTAAGACTGGTTTTCAGGAATACGAAACCCAGATCAATGCTGTTCAGACAATTTTGGCTAATACTTCTTCCAAGGGGACGACTCTTGATCAGGTAAATAATGCTTTAGATGAATTAAACCATTACGCAGATATGACTATCTACAATTTTACGGAAATGACCCGTAATATTGGTACATTCACAGCGGCTGGTGTAGACTTGGATACTTCTGTATCCGCAATTAAGGGTATTGCAAACCTTGCGGCTGTATCTGGTTCAACCTCCCAGCAGGCAAGTACCGCGATGTATCAGTTATCTCAGGCATTAGCGGCCGGAACCGTAAAACTACAGGACTGGAACTCTGTCGTAAACGCCGGTATGGGCGGTCAGGTATTTCAGGATGCATTGAAGGAAACTGCGAAAGTTCATGGAATCGCCATTGATGAAATGATCAAGGACGAGGGCTCATTTAGAGAAACTTTGAGCAAGGGATGGCTATCTTCCGAAATTCTGACCGAAACCTTATCGAAGTTTACGGGAGACTTAAATGAAGAGCAGCTCCGAACAATGGGTTACACAGATGAGCAGATTCAGTCAATCATCAAGATGGGTCAGACCGCTAATGATGCGGCTACAAAGGTTAAAACCTTCACTCAGTTGTTTGATACTCTGAAAGAAGCAGCACAGTCCGGATGGACCCAGAGTTGGGAGATTATAGTAGGTGACTTCGAGGAAGCAAAAGAGTTACTTACAGAAATCAGCGATACGTTCAGTGGTTTAATCAATGCGTCTGCTGATGCCAGAAACAATATGCTTCAGGATTGGAAAGATCTTGGTGGTCGTACCATGATGATCGAAGCGGTAAAGAATGTTTTCGAGGGACTGCTTAGCGTTGCAAAACCAGTCAGAGAAGCATTCAATGAAATCTTTCCGCCTATGACTGGAAAGCAGTTGGCGGACATTACAGAAAAGGTTCGCGATCTCACTGCAAAATTCAAAATGGGTGAAGAAACCAGCAAGAATTTGAAAAGCACATTCAAAGGTGTATTCGCTGTTTTGGATATCGGTGCACAGGCATTTAAGGCTGTTGCTGGAGGTGTGGCTGATTTAATTAGTTACTTTGTTCCAGCTGGAAATGGCATTCTCAGTTTGACTGGAAATTTTGGTGAATTTTTCGTTTCCTTGGACGAAACAGTTAAATCAACAGATGTGTTTGGAAAAACTGTTTCAACAGTTGTCAACATAATTAAGACCATTGGCGATGGAGTAAAGATAGCAGGTCAGGCAGTTGCAGATTTCGGTAAGAAGATCTCAGAGAAGTACGACTTCAATGGGGTTGAAACTTTTAAGGCTTTTCTTGATCGTATCCATACAAGAATGCACGATGTGGTAAATGGAGCAACATCCATGAAGGATGGAGTAACCACCGCGTTCGACTTACTTGGAGATGCTTTGGAAAAATGCAAATTCCTTAAAGTAATGAAAGCAATTTGGGATGTGATAAAGACCATTGCTAGTGGAATTATCGATGCTTTTGGAACCATGATGTCCACACTAACTGACAAACTTGGTAATGCAGATTTTAACGGTGTTTTGGACTTCCTCAATGCGGCATCTATTGGTGGAATCGCAGTAGCTATCACGAAGTT